TCCCAGGCTGTCGGTAAACGGTTTAGATACTGACAAAGCAGGGTCATCAGCAAACGCTATTGATTCTGTCTTTTCTAACGCAGCACTGATTGATGCGATGTCAGATACTGTTAACGATTCTGAAATATTCTTGTCAACCGCTAGAACGGAAACGTCTGAGATAGCCGTTGAATCCGAGAAGTCTCGATAGATAAACATAACAATATCGACGTTATCACTCATCGATAACGCTTCACTGATTTGCTTCTGTAACGTTAGTTCTTGAGATTCACTGAAGGATAAAGTCTCTACGGCATTCTTAGCCACATCTAACGATGGTGTGTCTGTAAAACCTACAGCTTCAGTAAAGTATCGGTTTAGCGTGTAGTAATTTAAGTCTATTTCTGTAGCTTCTAACTCAGCCCACGTTATATTTCCGCGCACTAGCTGGTAGGCAATGTCTGCCTTCAATCTAACGTATGTTACGTCCAGCCGTTTAGACATTAGTCGAAGTCACTTCTTACTTTGATTTTGATTAGGTCGTAAACCGTTTGAACGCCGCCGTTGCTAAAAGTAATTTCTAGCTCTCCTTCGAACACTCCGGCTGTATCCAAGGTTCCTGCGGGGAAGTTTGTTGCCACTTCTCCATCTGAAGGGTTCGTTAGAGTGCAAGTCAGCGTGGCTTTCACTGTAGTGGTTCCCACTTCACGCAGACGTAGCCGTACCGAACCCCCTGTTACGTTAATCGCTGCCCACGTTGTGCTGTCTTCTGCGTCGAGTACTTTCCCCGCTGCGGCTATGTGACTGTTCTTTAAAGTGAACGTCAGCTCGGGAAGCGTGTCGCCGGTAACCAGGTTGAGAGTTTCTGAATATGCCATTAGATGAACTCCCTCTTACGGATCGTTAAATTACCTCCAGAAAACCCGAATTTCACTTGTCTAACCGTCTTGCTTATCTCTCTATCGAAAAGCTGTTTCTTTACTGCAGCTAGATTGGGGTTTGTGAACGGTTGGTTAGGCATCATTTGAAGTCTGTACAAAGCTCCATCCGTGATGGTTTCTCGATGTTCTTTGCCAATGGTGTCTGGAATGCTAGTGCTTGTAGCAGAAGGCTTCAGACTGCAAAGAACTCTGAGCGTGTCGGCTGCTGCCGGTATAGGCGCTAAAAAGAAACTCGTATTATCCCGTTGGCTATAATAGGCAGGAGTTCCTTTATTCGTGCCGTCGCCAATTTTGTGTAGAAGTTCGCTATAACTGATCGGGTTGAGACGAGTTGTATTCGCAAAGATTTCGGTGATGTAGTTCAGCTCTGTTCCCGCGGGCAGCGTTAAATCGTAATCATTAACCCCAATCGAGATAATTATTTCTTCAGCTTCGGGAATGTAGACTCCCGTCCTTTTGCAAAACTCAATGGCAGAGTCCCTGACGGCTTTTTCTACCATAAACCCAGGAACACCTTGGCAGTGAGGTCTTACAAATTCTGTAAAATCTGAATACTTCATCTTGCTACCCCGACCGGTCTTGGTGAAGCGGCAGCATCAGATCTGGTTTTTATGCCTAAACTTTGTGCGAACGCTTGATAGTGCATTGCAGATCTCTGAATGTTGCCTTCATCACTGTCAATTTGATAAGACCTGTAGAGAACGTAATCGGTAAGACAGTTCGCATACACATCATCCAGGTAGATCTGGTCAGTCGAGGATGAAAAATTACTTATGACTATGTCTAACGGAGTCACGCTGTACACAATCTCTATTGAGTGTGTTCCGGCTACAGCTTTTGGGTAGACATGAAAATTCTTTGGGTCGCTAGAGTCGTAGACGAAATGCTCGATCCCGTTAACTCCTGCGGCTTGTTCGTGCCAATTTGGAAAGTTTTGGTCTAGCATTGACCTTTCGATTTGGCTTATAGCATGTCCATTGGTGTTTCTGATCACACTAATCAACCTAATCCCCCCTGTGGCTAGTGATTGTTTGGTGCCATTAACACAAGCAAAGGTGGCGTAGGATACATATGCATCAGGTCTATGAAGAACCACTTCTCTTTGTGCATCATTGAAAAACTTCAACAGGTTAGCGTTCGAATACCTGACTGCTCCAGAATCTTGCAGGATTGCTTTTGCGTTATTGAGAACATCAATAACTTTAATCGCCATCGACTTCCTCCCACTCCGTTACCTCTAAATCAGGTAGCCCTGCGAACGCCTCCGTATAAGGAAACGAGTTTCCGGTAAAAATGTTTCTGACCGTTTTTGGTGTCTTTATTTTGGGCGCAGGGACAGGGTTTGCTTTATCTTTGTTTAACCTTTCAGCCTGGTCTTTAAGTTCGCTAAGTTTCAACCGGCGGTCCAGCGTAACGTTATGCTCGGATTTCACTGTATGGAACAGCTCGTCTTTTTCTGTCTTAACGCTCATTTGATTCCTTTAAAAAAAGAGAGGGGAACCCGAAGGCTCCCCTCCCAAGACGGACTTATTAAGTCCACTTACCTACACAAAGTGCGTCAGGTACTATTACCTTGCTACCGAAAACATTGAGTCCTCTGACCGCGTCACCGAACTTGGATTCCATACGAATGGTTTCCGCGTTAGTGAACTGAGAGGCGAATGAAATCGCTTTGGGGTGACCTGCTAAAACGTGCGTGTAACCGCTGTCAGCACCAGATGCTGCCGTGTAAAGCATGTTCGACTGATAAACAGTAAACCTGTCTACCATGCCAACTTTGCCGTTACGCAACGGGCTGGTGTCATCACCGGTAAGGTACGCCTGTCTCAACTCGCTCTGCTTCAACAGCGAAACAAACTCAGGAGAAACAACGAGGAATCGTCCTTCTTCTGGGATGTTTAAGTTGTCAAGAGAAGTTGACATTCCCAGGATCGTGGTCAGAACGTTAGCTGCTGTGATAGTTGTCTGAGCGCCAATGGTAGTGGCTCCCGTTACGACACCCGTCAAAACATCCGTCTCTACCGCAATTCGCATTCCTTCAGATGCATCACCAGATGCAGCCTCCAGAAGGTCGATGTTGGACTGAGCCTTCAAAATATCCTGCACCTCAAAGCTGTAGTATTTCGCCTTGTCGATCAAAAGTTCGACTTTGGCTGTGGTCAGCTCTTGTGTGGTGATGGAACCAGCGTAGTCACCAATCGTTACAGCCGGAACTGTTCTGATGGTTACCTTGTCGCCAGCGCCTGATATTTCGCCTTCGTAGTCGTGATTTGTGATTGCCGGTAAAACCGACTGTTTGTAAAATTTAGCCTGCAAAAGCTTGCTAAATATCTCGGGGATGAAGTTCACCTCCGAGGTAGTACCCGTACTATGTCCAAATGCCATGTTAAAAAATCCTCATGCGAGAAAAATAATCAACGGCGAATAGAACCCTCCGACATGTCTCTTAGAATTTCAGCTTTATGCTGCTCAAATTCATGTAATGGCATCTGAGTGATGTCATCGACTGTCCAAGTTTTCTTTCCACCAACCTTCTGCTTTCGAATTTTCGGCATCTTCGGCGTTGCAGCCGAGTGTGCCTTTTCGAGAGCAGCTTCTCGCGGCGTTGGAGCTTGCATCTGTAAGTCTTCTTTAAACTTGGTGAGAACGTAATTGACATCGTTCGCGCTACCGGACTCAACATAAAGTTGAATATCGTCAGCTTGCGCGTCTAACCATAAAGCCCAATCACTCGTTTGAGTGATCTCGTTTACATCTGGATGCATCCCTTCGATTTTGCCGAAATGAACATCCTGCAACTTTTGGTCTCGCGTACTCTGTCTCTCTCGTTCTGCCGCCGTTAAAGAATCGTTAGTCCTTCCAATCTCCTCTCTCAGCGCATCGTTGTCATCGAACAGTGGTGCAAAATCAGGGTAATCGTCCCTGAGCTGCTTGATCTTCGATTCATCTCGTTGCTTTGCTAAGATTTGACTTTTTAAGTCACCAACAGCCGATACGAGGTCTGCATTTTTTTGTCGCAGTTCGCTTGCCTCTTGGTTACTCTTTGTCATTTTCGCCTGAGCGCCTTTCATCGCACGTTCACTTTTGTCGATTCTCAACATAAGGTCGTCTAGCTCTGATGGTTCTTCGCCGCCATCTTCATCTTCGCTAGGAGCTTCTGCCTCAAATTCCACCTGTTCCGGCTGCTCGTCGGGGGTTTCTTGGTCGATCTCTTCCACAACTTCCTGAGTGTCCGTTGCCACGGGTTCAGCAGTTTGCTTCTGAGCGTCTTCCAGCATTTGCTTGGCTTCTTGTTCTAATCGCTCTGGGTCATTTCTATTTGCCATTTGTTACGAGTCCTGTTGGATGTTCGTTTTTAAAGAACAGATATCCGATTGGCACGGGTCTGTGTATTACCTAGTACAGCTTGCGCTGAACTTTCTAGATCAAGCAGGAAGCGCAACTCATTGAGTCGCCCCTGCTCGAACTTAAAATTCGTTTCGTCTGCTATCGCTAACCGTTCTTGAGCATCCTCAAGTCGATTACATAGGAGAACCTGGAGGTGGTCCCATTGGGGCTGGGTTCTCAGCCATAGGACCGCCCTGGCTTGCTCCGGCGATAGCTTGATTTTGGAGTGCTTCTTGTTCAGCTTGTAATTGCTCCGCAGATTTCAGTATTTCGTCAGGATCGATATCCATGCTTCGAGCGATATCTCTCAGCAATTGACCTCGGTCCACCAAAGCCGCATCCATGGGGTTACTTACAAGACTTAAAAACTGTAAAAGCCTTTGGGACTGCACTTCCTTTTGAACGAGAGCCGTGCTACCTCTCGGAACGATTTTTAAATCGCCCTTGGCTTCCTCATCAATTCCGAACTCCATGTTGTAGTGGAAAAGGCTTTCCACCATGGGTTCGAGAAGGAAGTCATCGATATTCTTTATTGTTGATTTAAGAGCCACGTTGGCGGCTCCCATCAGCATTGATATGCCGGTGGCTGTTTTATTCAGTGATCTAGTTTGCTCACCATGCGTATAAGAGGGCAGGGATGTGGTCTCATCCGCAAACCTTCTGAACAGCTCAACGATCTGATTCAACCCGTTAGCATTCGCTATCGGCTGATAGAATCTAACGGCTGGCATAGATCCATCACCACCGCTACGAAGAAATACTCTCCACGGATGTATATCGGTCGGGTTTTCTCCATCCGCAAGTAAGTCAGTGTTCACTTCCACTAACGGTCCTGAAGACAGCGCCATGTTGTCGATCCAGATTCGGGTCGCAGCATTCATGGTTGTTTGAGAGTCCCGCATCATTGAAGGTACGCCGGTTCCCCAAAATGCGTGAGGAGATTTCTCGTAAGGAAAGATCATGTAAGGAATTTTGTAACCCGATATAGGGTTCAACATGATTTTTAGAACTTTGTCTTTAGATATCCATACGCAAACAGAAAAATCTTCTGATAAATCTGCGCCTTCATCAAATTCGAAGCCACTATCTTTCAGCTCGTATCCGTCAATATTTCCCCAGTACTCTAGTACTTCGTATCGACCAGACTCGCGACTCTCGTTGATGCCGCTAATTTTACGGCGAGTTCGTTCGTGAGACTCTTCTTGGTGATTACCATCCTTGCTGTTCTTTAAGACGTATTTCACCATCTCTGAGTCGAAACCAGGAAGGTTGGCTAGTTCACGGAACTGTCTTTTGGTAAGAACATGACGCCGGTATAAACCGTCGCAATCTTCAAGAGATGTGCAGTACGGATCTGGATAAAGATCAAAGATAGAAACAGTTTCTACATCTGGGGCAGGTTGCTCGATCTCGGAAAGTGCGAATCCTTCTTGACCCGTTTGAGGGTCCATCATTTTGCTATAGCTTTTCTTCCGATCTATCCTGACCGTTCCAGCTTTTATAGCGCCGCTTCCGAAGATGCAGCTTTCCATGATGGATTCTTTGAGCTTCTGTTCCGCGTTAACGTCTTGGAGCTGATCCAGAATAATACTGGTCATTTTCTCAGCCGCTTTCTCGGCAATCTTTTTTTCGACCTCTTTGAATTCGCCTTCAAGCTCTTTCATTCGAGCGATTATGATATCCTGGTTCGTCGCCGGATCTAAACCACTCGCTTGTATGACCTGCTGCTGTGCGGCTTCTCTGAGCTGCATCGCTTTGATAGGATCTATCTGAGGGACTTCAGTCGCTTGAACAGCGAAGTAGGCATCACCATGTTGAAACAATAGGTCGATGATTCGGCTATATGCAGCCATGACCTTGGTCCGAGTAAGTCCAACAAAGACCTTTGATCTAGCGCCAGACTCTTCTAGCCGCGCTAAAACATCCGGCTCATAGATTGCGTTGAATTGACGCAGATCTTGAAGCCATCCGTTTTCTGTTTCTCGACGGGCGTTTTTATATTCGTCAAACTGACCCTTTAGACGAGATCCGAGATTTTCTATCGGGGAATCTTGTTCGCCTGAAGGCTCTTGGTTTTCTGGTTCGATGAACTGGACTAGCTCACTCATTAGTACCCTGCTACACTATCGACTGATTGATACCTCTGTTGTATTCGAGGCGACCTCGTTCGAGGCATTGATGCAAGTCCATGCAGGGCAATAGCTTGAGCTATCACTCGGTCATCATAACACCCTCTCTGAGAATTGAAAGAGCCTTTTTCATCAATAACATAGGTGCGTAATTCGTTCACTAATTCAAGGTCAGCGATGCCACTTTCTTCCTGTCTGAGAAGTGCCGCGAGGTTGTCAATGATCAGAGGTTTGGTCTTGCTCGTTGTTAGGAAACCACCCCGTTTCGTGAGCTTATCTCCGTATGCGCTATCAACCGAAGACTCAATGAATAAACTGGGGTACTTAATCTCTTGAAGCCTTCGCAGAGTGGTTAGACCATGATTGTTTCTTTCAACGATAACGTATGCACTATTAAACCGTTTACCCAACTGACCAACGATATTGCCCCACTCCCAAGGGTCAACATGACCGTGCCAGCAAGCTACCTGCCTACCTAACGAGTCAAGAACCTGGGCGCAACTGTAGTCACCGTAGTTCAACCCTTCGGCAACATCGACGCCGATAACATAACTCTCTTCAGGTATTGGGGGTAACCACTCCTTGTATGCACCTTTTTCGAGCGGAGAGATCTGTCCTTCCCGTAATTCCCCTACAAAGTCTGGGGAATAACACTCACTTTCTGCGACAGCAAGGACTTTTTCTTCTACAAAACACCTTCCAGACGTCAGGAAAGACTCTACAGGCGTACTTGGATATTCTTGACGAAAAAGGTCAGTTCCTCCTAATTCGTCTAATTTGGCTCTTCTGAAGCATAACTGAGCGTCATTTAGGTTGTATGCTCGGGCAATCTTGTCTTCTTCAGGCGTTCTTTTGAAGTACGGATCTGGCTTTCTGGTGTACTCTGGCATCCAAAACCAGGGTACAAAGCAGGTAATCCACTCCGTTTCACCCCTTAAACTCTTCATTACCTGGTCGTAATACCATCCTCCAGCACCATTTGCAGTGGATTCCAAGATGACTTCTGTGTCTACGCCACCGACCGTTTGCAGCAAACCCGCCACAATATCCGCACCTTGGGGGTAAAAAGCCACTTCTGAGCCGTGTACAAACCTGTTTGTCTGTCCTCGACCGGTCTGCGTGGACCGTGCAGTACCTACCCGATATCGTGAATTAAGCTTGTCGAACACCAAAGTTTGGGCAGATTGGCTCGAAATAGGGGGTTTAAACGCCGGATGCGGGATATTGTCGTAGAAATGCCGCACCATATTGAAGATGGAGCCGGTTGATTCTGCGAGATGGGACAGCACAAAAGCGTTCGCGTTACGATTCTGAGTGATCCTCCAGAAGAATCTCCCTTCAACGTATGTGGATATACCCACCTGTCTGGCTTTCAGGACCAGTGCGCGTATCCTGCCTTGCTTCTTGAGCTGCGCTTCAAGCTGTTGATGTATCGCCCTTTGCCCAGCGTTCAAAATAAAGGGCTGAACTGCACCTTCCTTAGTAATAATCTTTAAGATATTTTTTGCGTAAAGCGGGAAATCCCCCTTCAAAGTACGAGCAATATCTTCTATGTCATTTTGCAATTTGTCTTACCCACCAGTTAAACTTTTCCAGCGACAACTCATTCCGCATCATATTTGCTCGATAGCAAACCAGTCTTACATTGTCTTTCGTATACCCTTTGTCGTTATCTGTCCTGTCTACCGAAATACAGTAATCTGGGTTCTCCTGAGTATGGGTCATCGGTAATCCACTCAGCGCACAAAAACCATTTTGCAGCTTGTAGAGATCTATTAGATCTTCTACCGAAAGATCAAAATCGAAATCCCTTTCCTTAGCCCGACTTTTTGTTCTTCTGTATTTGTACCTTAAATAAGTCTCCGCACTGTCGGTCGCCCTGAGCATTTCTGCCTTGCCATAGCAGTGGTAACACAGTTTTCGTCTATTTTTATCCTCAATTACAGACCCGCAAACTGTGCAAATACGATCTTTAACTGCCACTCGTCACCTCGGGTAAGCTCTTCGAAAAGCTGTACGGCTTTCCTGCTGCTACTTACAGCAACTTTCGCATCCATCACGCCCATACCTAAGCCAATACAACCTTCAACGTTGT